CTCCGCGGATTGGGTCAACATCCGCAGAATACTCTGGAGCGTCTCCGGGGTCATGGGACCGTCCCCGACGTCCGATTCCGTCTTCTCGTCCTCCGTCGCGTCGTTCCGGTCGTCCGTCATGGCCTAGAGTTCCCCGTAGACGTACTCGTCATAGATGAACTTGTAGTCGTCGCGGGTCCGGATCGCATTGGTGCCGCCCCACGTCGCCGGCCAGTTGTTGTCGAAGAGCTTGTGCGCGTTCGTTAGGTCCCGGTACCGGACGTCGAACACCTCGATTCGCATCACCCCGTTGACCCACATCCGGTAAATACCGTCCGCCGCAGCCCCGGTGTTGATAATCATTTCCTCTTCGATTTCCTGAATCTGACCGCAAAAGAGCGTGCTGTTCCCCGGTTGATTCGCGCTGATGTTCCGGGAGGAAACCACGCCCTGCTGCCGTAACTGCAACAGAACACGATCCTTGATCCACGTATCCGAGTTCGCCTGTCCCGCGAGTCCGACCCCCGCCACACCCAAGAAGGTATGGTTATTCCCCACCGATGGTGATTCCCCCGCCCCGGTAAAGCTCAACTTGACAAACGACGGATGCCACTGAAAATCCGGTCCGTTGAACGCGAGCACCCGCGAGCGGTAATACTTCGTCAGTTCCGGCATACCTCCGCCGATAGAAGTCTTCCATCCCTCGATGCTACCGGTGCTTCCCCCGATCGAACTATCCAATCCGTTGCGATAGCGCACGAACAATGGACGATTCACACCATTCGGTCGCGTCCCGGTGATCAACGCCTCCGCCTGCGCCGCGGCGAGGGGGATACCTGTTCCGTTGATGTCCGGGATGCCGATATTCGAGCCCCCGCTGTTCTTACGGTACACCCCGACACTTCCGACGGGCATCGCGGTCACGGACGAGGAGGTCAGGTCCTGCTCCCCCACGTAGTTCATCACGTCAAACCCCGCGCCGTACACCGGCTTGTTCTTCCGGAACTGCGGGGGCGGCGGTGGAGGCGGCGGCGAGGGCGTCACCGTCACCACACAGGTCGTACTGACCCCATCACAGGTGAAGACGATATTCGTCGTTCCGGCGATGCCGGCGGTCACCAGTCCGGTGTACCCCGTCTGCACGGAATCCGCGATCGCGGCGTTCCCCGGTATATCAGTCACTGTCCGCCCGGCCACGATACCGTTCGACACGTTCATCGGTGCGAGCGTCACGTTCGCGGTCGACCCCGGAGCCAGTGACATCGTCGCGGGCGTCACGGTCATCTGGGTGACACCCAGCACCGTCACCGTCACCACGACGGTCTTGGTGTCACAGGTAAAGGTGATCGTGGTCGTCCCGGCGATACCCGCGGTCACGACCGAGGTGTACCCCGTCTCCACACCATCCGCGATGGCGGCGTTCCCCGGCGTATCCGTGACGGTCCGCCCGGCGACGACCTGTCCAGTCGACGTCAACGGCGTCAGGGTGACTTGCGCGGTCTGCCCGACGTTCATCGTGATCGTCGTCGGCGACGCGATGAGACTGTTCACCACCGGGGCTGATACGGTCGCCTGCGCCGGTGTGGCGTCCGACACCGAGCCGATCGTGGCTGAAATGGAGACCGTCCCCGCGGCGACTCCCGTCACCAATCCCCCGGCGGATACCGACGCCACACCGGAACCCGTCGACGCCCATGTCGGCGTCTGCCCGAACATCAGGTTGCCGAACTGATCCCGCGCCACGACGTCCAACTGCTGTGTCTGCGCGATCTGCAGCGCCAACGTCGTGACGTCGATCCCGGTCACCCCATCCACGATCTGCAGGGTCGTCAGCACCGGATTCGCGGGGTTCTGCACGGCGTCGATGACACTCCGCAACGTCTTGTCCACAAGACGCGCGTCCGACAACGCATCGGCGTTCAACTGCGACACGCTCCCCAGCGCGTCCAACCACTGTGACGCGATCGTCGCCGCGTCGTAGCCGGTGGCCGCGCTCGCCAGACCCAACGCCGCGACCACCTGTGACCGGGTCTTGGACAGTACATCCGCGTTCAACTGCGACGTGTCCCGGACCGTGGTTATGTAGCCCGCGAAATAGCCCGCGATGTCCGCCGGGGTCGCCACCCCGGGATCCGCCGGGTTAAAGACCAACGGGCACCACCTCAAACTCCCCTTGGAAGCTGTATATACCCACCGACGCGACCGCACCCTGCGCGACCCGTATACCCGTTCCCGGGGCGATCCACAGTCCACCGGCGGGGCACAACTCCAGACGAGTCACGGCGCCCGCCGAGGTTTCCTCCGTGAAGATACAGGTTTCCGCGATGACGACCCCCGCGGTAGCGCCACCCGTCGGCGTCATCCGAACCGTCACCAACGGCGCAAGCGCCGTCAGGGTGTCGTCCCGGATATCCAACCGCGCATATGAGGTGACGCTGGAACTCACCGCGTCTTCCAGAGCGAGTGTACCGCCCGTTCCGATGTCCGTGGTCCGCGCGAACACCAGACGCACCCCCACCAGACCCGTCACCGCGGCGTCGGTCCCGACCACGGGGAAGAGCGAGGACAGACGCACCAATTTGTCCGTCGTTCCATTGAACAGGTCGAACTTGGTCGTGTTCGCCGCCGCCGCCTGCCGGCCTACCCGCAGCAGATACCCGGGGTGCGCGCCGGGCAGGTATGCGTTCCGCCTGCCCATGAAAACGATCTGGTTGCCGTCTGGCATCTTAGTTGAGCACGATGCCGTCAATGGCGAACAACGCGGTAAGCGTACCGCTGTTGATCTGATCCTGCGCGATGATCTCGGCGAGGGCCGTGTGCATGTCGCCGACCCCGCCGGTCAGCGTGCCGGCGCCGAACGCGGTGTTGGTCCCCGCTTCGGTCGTCACAATGAGCGAACCGATCGTCCCGGGAATCAGGGAAGAGAAAACGACGGTCGCGGCGACGTTGGCCGCGCTCACCTGCACGTTGGCCGTGGTGCCTGAACCGTACAGCGAGCCGGACCCGGCGCCGAGGTTGATCGCGGCGGCGAAATTGGCCGCGGACTCCGCGAGAGTCGCGCCGATCTTGACTTCATCCGCGACGGTCGTCGGCGCGGCACGCCACGTATAGACGCGGACGCCGATCGTGACGGTATCCGCGGCGGTGGGGACGGCGGCGCCGATCGTCAGGGTGCCAACAGACTTGGTGATGGTGGACAGTTTTGCCACGGGGACTCTCCCATATCGAGGTGGAACGTGAAGACACGCGAACCACCTGAACGGAGGTTCAAGGATCACCACTAACTTACCGAAGTTCCGCCCTTTTGGCAAGCTCGGCCGCCCTTTTGGCGGCTCGTCGTATCCGATCCCGGACAAAGTTCTTCCGGACGCTCCGCAACTCCCCCAGCCCGGCGCCGGCGCAGGTCGGCAGGAAGCTCACCGCCGCCGCCCGGAAGATGTCCTGATCCATCAGCGCGACCGCGGTGAACACGACGTAATTCACCTCCCCGACACTCGCCGCCAGCACCGCCCACCACGCCGCGGTCGTCGCCTGCAGCTCCTTCTCCGCCTGCGACTGCTCCGCCCCGATGTAGTAGTCGCCGTAGGACGACACGAAACACAGGGCGGCCAGCAGCAGGTAGATCACCCCGTCTTCCCCGTACCGCGCGCATGCCGCATCACCGCGGCCATGTTCCGCGCGGTCTCCCTCCGGGCGACGTTCACCGGCGACGACGTGAGGCCGTGCGTGCTACGCATGAACGTCGCCGCCATCGACGCCTCGCTCTTCAGCACCGTCCCCTGTGGCGTGACCGGCTTCGGGCCGGGCGTCGGGGTCGGCGCCGAGAGCTTCTCGTTCCATTTAGCCATGGGGACGCGCCTCCGAGAGCCACCGGTTCATCGCCGCTTCCACCGCGCCATCCGTGAGCCAGTTGAGACCCACCACCGCCCATACCAGCGGTACCCACATCGCCGCCACAAGGCACCCCGCTCCCCGCTTCACCATCTTCATACGACCCCCTTGATCCCGCGCTTCAATGGTTTATTCCACGCATGACTCGATGATCCGCTCGTCCCGTACAGCAACGATGTCGCGGTGGAGGCGAACGTCATGAGCAGCGCCTCGGACAAGTCGGGAGACTTGCCCCCGTTCTTCCGCTTGATGTCTTCCTTCGTGTGGATGAAGACCTTCATCGTCTTGGTGAAGTCAAAGGTCGCCAGCCCCAGCTCCGCGCCGAGCGATCCGTTCGGCGTATCGTAGATATCCTTCGGAATCGCGCAGTCGAGCGCGCCGAACCACTCCTTCATCCGGAAGTACAGCTCCGCCCGCAGATTCGCGTACCGATCCGACAGCGCCGGCGATTCACTCACGTTGATGCCCCGGGCCGGCAGGTCGAGCATCCGCAAACGGTCGACGATCCCCGCGCCCATGCCGATCGCGTCCACCAGAATTTCCACCGGGCGATCCACGATCGGCGTCGCGAGGTACTCCTCGTAGATGATCGCCGAGGACTGCATCAGGTCCTTGTCCACCCAGACCTTCGGCAGTTCCAGCACGACATTCTTCCGGCGCTTGACCAACGAAAACCGGTCGCCGCCCTTGCGCGCCGGGTCACAGCCCCACACCACCTCGGCCATCGGATTCGGCGTCACCTCGCGGATTTGCGCCGCTTCGATGTGCTCGAACGGGATGACTTGATCCTTGTCCTGCTTCGGGAAGTCCCCCCGGACACGCACCCCATAGGCGTTCGAGGCTTCCCCATACCGGCGGCGCATGTCCTCGACGAAGTCCTTCGAGACCCGCGCGCACTCCTCGACGTTGATGTGGAACGTCGTCCAGATATCCTTGAGCTTGTGGTGGGTATCGAAGAACAGACCCGCGGTGCGGACCGGGTTGCCGGCGAGAATGGTCGTCGCGTTGTGCCCGGACATCGAGCCGGAGGCGGACTCGAAAATCTTCTCATGCACGCCGCTCGACTCGTCGGCGATGAGCAGCACGGACCCGTCATCGCAGTGGACGCCCGCCAGCGCTTCGGGGTTCTCCGGCCGCGCCACGCTGGCCCGGACAAAGCACTCGTCGGCGTTGCCCTTGTGCTCGATCGTCTCCGACTTGAACTCGAAGATATCCCGCACGAAGTCCGGGGCTTTCCGCATCCATTTCGAGATTTCCGGCCACAGGGCCACCCACATCTGCGTCTTGGTCGGGGCGGTGATCGCGGTCTTCTGCGGGAACTCCGTGATGAGATGATGGTCGATGATCCACGCGAGACAGGCGGTCTTGCCGGGACCGTGGCCGGACCGCACGGAGATGCGTCGGTCGTACCGCCCATAGGCTCGCAGTAGTTCGATCTGCCACTCGTCCGGCTCCGCGGGCTTCGTCGGCCCGTTTGGCTGATTGGGGTCGAGTGGGCCGGTCATCCCGGCGAGGAACACCTCCCGCACCAGCATTTCCGGGCCGTCCTGACCGTGCGGGCCGTTCCGGGCGTACCGATCGATGAAGGCAACCATGTCCGGGATGGCGACGGTGGCGCCGGTCTTCCAATCCTGAACGACGAACAGCGCCGGGGTCACGAGCGCTTCCGATGAACCCGGGAGAACAGGCCGCCGAGCCCCCACATCAACCAAACGGACATCATCTCGCGCCCTTTCTTGCCTATTCTGCGGGCTAGAAGAGTTCTTCGCGGGCCAGAAAAATTTTTGTACGCCAGAACGCTTGAAAAATTTTTGGGGTACCCGCCCCCGCGCCCGCAGCCCTGCCCCGCCAGACGCCGTCGGATGGGACCCTAAGGCCGGGGGGGCCTTTGCATCGATCCGTTACAGCTCCCGCACCGCCCACCCCCACCCCCCAGCTTAACAGAATCTCCGTTATACGACACTGAGAGGCTAAGTGCTTGCTACTCCTTGAGTTGCAACATAACAGCGGGTGTATCGTTACGATACTCCACCCCATCCGACCCAAGGGCTAGCTGCTCTCGTAACTCAGTAGCTTTCAACTTCCGCACGTCGTGAGCAGCTAAGTGCAACTGTGCCACGTTGATAGCTACCGTTGGCGCCACTTGCTGCCCGTAGGTGGCGCGGTCATAGACCGAAGCTAGCCACTTCCGAAAGTTGGCCCGGGAGTTGGCAAGCCCTGCTTCATATGGCGTTGCGGTGTCGAGGATATCGGCAGCTTCGTCCACAAGACAGGCGGCGCTGGTCTCCCGCGCTACCCTATATGCCTCTCGCCTCTTCTCCTCCCCCAGCCAACCCGATAGTACGGGCCGAGATACCCCAAGGTACCGGGCGAGTGACAGGATAGTGGATGAATGACCGGCGGGGTGTCCGCCATTAATCCATGCCAGCACATAGCCAAGTGCCGCCGCCTCAAAGCCGAGTTGCTCGCCGTCCGGCCCCTCATCGACCCCGGACAGGACGGCGAGCGCGTGCAGATCAGCTTCCATCTTTCGCTTCATTGGATTTCCTGCCATAGTGTCACCAACCTAGCAGGAATGGCGGAAGAGCGCCAGCCCTGACACGTAATGGCGGCACTGCACCCCGAAGTGCCGTCATTACGTGTCGAGGTCGGACCCTCGGGGTGTCTCGGGGTGTCACCCTCGGGGTGTCTCGGGGTGTCGGCGGTCGGACACCGGCGAAGCTGGTCGCAGTTCGATGTGTGTCGAAATGACACACAATGTGTGTCGAAATGACACACAGACCCCCGTAACCTTCTCGGGTTCTAGATCCATTGACACTTTATTGTAAATGTATTAGGGTACATATCATTAGTTATCGTACCGTATTTTTGCCCTACTCCTTCCCCTGGTGTACTCTATGTAAATGTCCTCCGTATGAGAAAGGGACATTACCCTATAGCACAGTCAGGGAAGCAGTCGACCTAATTACCTCAGGGAGGATAAATGACTTGTCCGCATTGCGTTACCCCCGGTATCTTGTTAAAAACAACCTATCCAGACCCTCGCATGACCTTGCCGTACCTGTCACGGGTACCTCAGCATACCGCGCCGAGTGGCGCACGACACGAAGAGGCCTACCGACTCGGACACCGTTGTATCAGGCGCATTTGGGAAGGAGACATGAGTATCGCCCCGACGGTGTGCGGGGAGGACTTGTGGCGACCGGTGTTTTGTGCTGGGGGCGGGGACCAACGCGCGTGGTATTGCGTCATGTGCAGTAGAGCGTCCACCCTGCGGGCGTACCACCGCCGGAGGGGTTCGGTGGCGGTCCGTGCCGCCCGGGCTCTCCGGAAGCGCCAGACGCGGGCAGAGGCCGCGCTACGGGTACTTCGGAAGGTTGTCCCGTCCCTGCCGCCAACCGTAGCCCAGCTGACGCGCATCGCGGAGCTTCGGGCCGACTGCATCCGCCGGGCGGAGGAGTAGGGGTATCACGTGGTCCATGCGTTCGGGATGTGAGGCGGCGGAGTGTGGCGGGGATGCACGGTTGCGGCACCCCCCGCCTCATCGGCTGTTGCATGCCAACGACTTACCTATGGCACGCCGGTTGCTCTACTCGCGGGCATCACCTTCACTGGAGCGGTTCCATGCTTGAATCCGTCATCGCTCGTATTCGCAAGCTGTTCGCCCACTCGGAGAGCGCGGGGAAAATCGGAAGCACGGAAGAGGCCGCCGCGTTCGCCGCCAAAGCCAATGAGCTGCTGCTGCTGCACAAGTTGTCCCGGACGGAGGTCGAAATTCGTGATGATGAGGACAACGACCCACTGGGGAATGAGGTCATGAAGGCGAAGCAGTGGGGCGGAAGCTCGGCGAAGTGGTCCCGGAAGCTGATTGATGCCCTCGCCCGGGCGCATTTCTGCCGGGTCGTCTTTATCTCGAATGACGGCTACAAGAGCTTCGGCGTCATCGGACGGGCGAGCGACCGGGAGGTCTGCGCCTATCTCGTCACCACGCTACACCGTGAGGCCGGACGACTGGCCCGGGTGTATACGGCAAACACGGCGGATGTGCGGGGGTCCGCTCCCGGTACCCGGGTAGCGTTCCTCATGGGGTTCGTGGATGCCGTGAGAGTCCGGCTCGCCGAACGGGCGACCGTGGCGAAAGAGGCGGGGGGTTCCATGGCGGTTGTCCGTCTGAACACGATACGGGCGGAGGTGGACGCCGCGACGGCGGTCGCCTATCCCCGCGTGGGGAGCATCCGCTCTCGCTCCTCCTACATGAACCCAACGGATTTCCGCGCGGGGCAACAGGCGGGGCGGGAGGTGGGAATGGGTGGGTTGAACGGGCCGAACAAGGCGATACGGCGGTTATCCGCCTAGTCCTGCGGCGCCGAACTGTGGCAATGATGCACTATTGCCACAGTTCGGCGCCGGGGGACGGAGCGCTAGCAACGACTTACGGGTGGCCTAAGGGTTGCTCTACTCGCGGACATCACCTCTACCGGAGTATCATCATGAACCAGCATTTGAAGGATACCATCGCGCGGTGGGGCGCGGGCAAAAGCTCCCCCTCTAGCCGGATCGGCGGATCGAGTTGGACCAATGGATCGGCCATTCTGAGTTACAAGACGGCCATTCTGACTTCCCGGAAGGTCGGCATGGGAGCCCTCTTTAACGGGACGAAATACAGCCCGACCACGTCCCGCGTGCAGAAGGCGCTCCGGTCCGTGCTCCCGGCCCTCGTGGAGGAGTGGACCGAATTGGACCATATCCCCATGGGGGATGCGTCATTCTCCGCCATGGATAAGGAAGGCGAGCGGTGCAGGATGAGAGAGCGGGCGCGGTATACGTGGGCCGGGGAGCATTCCGCCGACCCGGGAATTCAGATTGACGATGACGCGGTCGTGAGTCCGTCCGAAGGTGGGTCGTGGGTTGCCGCGAGGGTCTGGCTGGATGAGGAGGTGACAAACGGCTAACGTACCCCGCCCGCTGGAGGTCTCCGGTTCAACTCCGGAGCGGGCACTGGACTACTCATATCTACGGGAGAATCTATATGCTCACGTCCTTTGATTTTGGCGACGGCCCGGTCCCGGCGCACCGGCACAAGAACGGTGGCGGGTGGGTCGCGGATACGGCGCACGTCGTCGCGAGTGCCTATGTCGGGTCGGGTGCGCGGGTCCTCGGCGATGCGCGGGTCCTCGGGGAAGCGCGGGTCTCCGGGAATGCGCGGGTCTTCGGGAATGCGCGGGTCTTCGAGAAGGCGCAAGTCTTCGAGAAGGCGCGGGTCTACGGGAATGCGTGGGTCCTCGGGGAAGCGCGGGTCTACGGGAATGCGTGGGTCCTCGGCGATGCGCGGCTCTCCGGGGACGCGCGGGTCTTCGGGAATGCGCGGGTCTTCGAGAGGGCGCAAGTCTTCGAGAAGGCGCGGGTCTACGGGAAGGCGTTGGTCTTCGGCGGTGCGCTGGTCTCCGGGGACGCGCGGGTCTCCGGGAATGCGCGGCTCTTCGAGCATGCGTGGGTCTTCGGCGATGCGTGGGTCTCGGGGGACGCGCAGGTCTTCGAGCAGAGCGAAGGAGAGTCCCCATGAGCACCTTTGATTTTGGCGACGGCCCGGTCCCGGCGCACCGGCACCAGAACGGTGGCGGGTGGGTCGCGGATACGGCGCACGTCGTCGCGAGTGCCTATGTCGGGTCGGATGCGCGGGTCTACGGGGAAGCGCGGGTCCTCGGGGAAGCGCGGGTCCTCGGGGAAGCGCGGGTCTTCGAGAAGGCGCAAGTCTTCGAGAAGGCGCGGGTCTACGGGAATGCGCGGGTCTTCGGGAATGCGCGGGTCTTCGAGAAGGCGCAAGTCTTCGAGAAGGCGCGGGTCTACGGGAATGCGCGGGTCTTCGGGAAGGCGCAAGTCTTCGGCGATGCGCGGGTCCCCGGGGAAGCGTGGGTCTTCGGGAATGCGCGGGTCTTCGGGAAGGCGCAAGTCTTCGGCGATGCGCGGGTCTTCGGCGATGCGCGGGTCTTCGGCGATGCGCGGGTCTTCGGCGATGCGCTGGTCTCCGGGGACGCGCGGGTCTCCGGGACCGCGTGGGTCTCGGGGGATGCGCGGGCCTTCGGCGATGCGTGGGTCTCGGGGGACGCGCAGGTCTTCGAGAAGAGCGAAGGAGAGTCCCCATGAGCACCTTTGATTTTGGCGACGGCCCGGTCCCGGCGCACCGGCACGAGAACGGTGGCGGGTGGGTCGCGGATACGGCGCAAGTCGTCGCGAGTGCCTATGTCGGGTCGGATGCGCGGGTCTTCGG